GCATCTTCAGGATTAGGATGGTGCCGATATGACGATGGAACTTACGATGTAGATAACAAATTAGCTTTATCCGATGGCGTTGAAATAGTGCTTCCCAATGATGCTGCAAGCGCATATAGAAGCCATTCAGGATTTGATTATTATGATGATGGTAAAGTATTAGCTGAGTTTGAAAACGATACCTATCTAATGACTATCGTGTTTAAATACTCTGCTACTAATGCCAATCAAACGTACATAGAAATGCATTTTGAAGGAGGTAATGGTACTCCTTACGATAGAATAAGAGATACAATAACATTCGCTAAAGGTAATGATGTAACACACGATTACCATGGTATATTCCAATACTATGCTGATGCAAACTTTGTAAACTCAGGTAGTGAATGGAATATAACTGCCGTTGGTGGTTCAGCTACTATTTGGGATATAATCTTCTTTATACAGAAAACTCAAAACTACGGATAATGGAAAAGAAACCAAGAGGAAAATACAATGTACCTGGTAAAGGTTCAAAGAAAGGATGTCTTTGTAGAGATAATACCTATTCTACCAAATGTTGCAAGGATGATGACTATGTAGCACAAGGTATTGGATTTGCAGGTGGCAAAGGATGAATTTGAAACATTTCAAATAACCAATAGTTATAATGTCAAACAAATAAATAACAATATGTCTAACTACAAGGAAAAATTTGAGGCAGTCAAGTCTTTCGTTACAAACCTGATGCAGGAGAATACGGAAGAACTCGAGGCTGCTGCTCCGGAACAAGCACCTATGGAGGATCAAGCTGCTCCTGCCGAGGCTGCGCCCCAAGAGGCATACGTTACCTTGTCTCAGTTTAATGAACTTAAAGAAAATACGAACAAGTTCATGGAGACTGTAACTGAAATGCTTTCTTCAGCTATGGAAATGTGGAATGAAACTGAAAAGAATGCCGTTCCCAAAGAATTAGCTAAACAAGAAGAAGTTGAAGAAGTTGAACTTGCTGCTGAGCCTTTCGTTCACGATCCTGAAGCAGAAGTATCTTCTAAGCCCGCTGCAATTAAAGTAGCAATGAACAGAACCCAAAGTACTTCCGATGTCATTAATAGTATGCTATTCGGAGGTGATGTCGATTTATCAATTTATCAATCTAAATAAAAATGGCTACAACCAATAACATTACCACCACATATAGCGGGGAAGCCTCAAGACGCTTCATCTCAGCAGCGCTTTTAAGCTCTCCGACTATCTACAACGGCAACATCGAAGTGATGCCGAATGTAAAATTCAAACAAGTTATCCGTAAGTTTGATACTGACGGTCTTGTTAAAGATGCTTCTTGTGATTTCACAGATACAAGCACCTTGACTACTGTAGAGCGTATTCTTGAACCGAAGAGCCTACAAGTTAACCTTGAAGTTTGTAAGGCTGACTACCGTGACACATGGGATGCTATCTCTATGGGTTACTCTGCTCACGACAACCTTCCTCCTGACTTCGCTTCTTACCTTGTTCAGTATGTAGCTCAGAAAGTAGCTGCTGCTAACGAAGTAGCAATATGGAGCGGAGCTGATGGCACAAGCGGCAGCTTTGATGGATTCACAACTCTTATGGCTGCTGATGCTGCTGTAATTGATGCTGCTAACGGTTCAGAAACTGCTTTCTCTTCTAGCAACATCCTTACTCTTATGGGTAACGTAGTTGATTCTATTCCTGACGCTTTGTACGGAAAAGAAGATTTGACTATTTACGTTCCTACCGTTGCTTGGCAAGCTTATGTTCGTGCATTGGGTGGATTCGGTGCTTCTGGATTAGGAGCTGCCGGTGTTAACGCTCAAGGTTCTCTTTGGTACAACAACGGAAATGCTCTTTCTTTTGAAGGCATCAAAGTTGTTCTTGCTCCAGGTATGCCATCTGATCACATTGTAGCAGGACAGAAATCCAACCTTATGTTCGGTACCGGATTGCTTTCTGACCACAATGACGTTCGCATCATCGATACTGCTGCTACTTTGGGAGACCAAAATGTACGTATCGTAATGCGTTATACCGCAGGTGTACAGTACGGAACTGGTGCTGACCTTGTTCTTCTTACTCTTGCCTAATAACTGAATAAATAACATAGAAACGGGGGTGGGGGATACCCTGCCCCTTTTCTTTTTAAACTTATATAACTATGGCTTGTGATTTATCAATCGGAAGGATTGAGCCTTGTAAGGATTCAGTAGGTGGTATTACGGCAGTATATTTTGTTAATAATGGTGACTTAGGAGCCATTACTTATGATGGTAGTGATACAGATGTTATTACTGCTATTGCAGGTACTCCAAGTGCTTATAAATATGCCGTTCGTGATGCTTGTAGCTTTGTTCAAAACATTAACAGTAATGATGAGCAAGGTACTACTTTCTTCGAGCAAGTGCTTGAACTTAGCCTTCCAAAACTATCCGTGGCTGACCACAAAGAATTGAAGATACTTTCTTGGGGTCGTCCTCACGTTATCATTGAAGATAACAATGGCAACTTTATGTTGGCTGGTGTTGAGCATGGATTGAGCGTATCTGGAGGCAGTATAGCAACTGGATCTAATTTTTCTGAGATGTCAGGCTACACTTTGACCTTAACTGGTCGTGAGCGTGTTCCTGCTAATTTCTTTGACGATACCCCTGCTAATGTTGGCTTTACCGTAGTAAGCGGTACTTAATACTTACTAACCCCTGTTTACCTCGATTAAGAGTCACCTTTGTGTGGCTCTTTTTCGTTTTCATATATATCCAATCTCCTTCTCATATCATATAATCTATCGAGGTTTTGCCTATACACTATAGGCGTAAATTCATTACCTTTGATTGTCTCAAAAGTCTTTAAGTATTGCTCTTGAGATTTAATTAATTTCTTTAAACGCTCTACTTCGCTTAAATTATTATTCATTTGATTTGTTTTACGCTAAAATAAGATTATTTAATTAAAACAAAAACAATAGGTATTCGTTAAATGATAAAAAGATTCAAATGATAATCTTGGCTCCAAATACATCTGCTCAATCATTTAATATACTTCCAAGGAGTAGTAATGATTTAACAGGTCTTGATTTAACGATAACTGATGAGTCTAATAAGCAATCAGAAACCTTTGAAGATATAACTGCGGTAGTAGATGGTAATTACGTTACCGTTACACAAGCATTCACAATATTAAAAGAGAATCGTATATACAAGCTTATAATCAAGAAGGATGGTCTTAATTGGTGGAGAGGTAAAGCTATGTGTACGTCACAGACTAATTACAAGTTAAAGCACAGTTTAAATACGATAGCATCTACTCAATATCTTGTTATTGAAGACGATGAAACGTTCACTATATTGCCTTAAATAAAACATAAATAGCATATTACGGTTATTTTGATGAAATAATATAAGATGAATAGAAGAATTAGAAGAACAGTTGTAGATAAACCTACACAAGAAGTTCAGAAATATAGAGATAATATTCGTGTTATTAAGTTAGCCGAAGCACATAACGATCCTGAAATAAAAGAGGTAGTTACTTCTCGTGGAGAAGAGTTTGTTAAATGGGGTTCAAAGAATGACTACTATCAGAATCTTATATTACGTTATTTAGGTAGCCCTACTAATAACCGTTGTGTTAATGGTATCTGTGACTTGATTTATGGTCACGGATTGGAATGTACTGACGAATATGAGGAAGTAAATAAATTCAAGCAATACCTTGAAATGAAAAGATTGTTTAATCCTCACGAGGTTCGTAGGGTTATTCAAGACTTAAAGCAATTAGGACAAGGTACTGCTCAAGTTATTTGGAACAAGGATAAGACTAAGATTCTTAAATTCGTTCATACTCCTACTGAAACCTGGAGAGCTGCTAAAGCTGAGATGGGTACTATTAAGAAGTATTTCTATCATCCAAATTGGTCTAAGTATAAGTCAGGAGATAAGCTAAAGAGCCTTCCTACTTTTGGACATGGATCAAAGAATGAAACTATTGAGCTTTATATCTTCAGACCATACAAAAGTGGTTATTACTATTATTCACCAGTAGATTATCATGGTGCATTGCAATATTGTGAGTTAGAAGAGGAGGTATCAAACTATCACATTAACAACGTACAGAATGGTATGCAACCATCTATGCTTGTTAACTTCAATAATGGTGTTCCTCCTGAAGAGATACAAGAGTTATTAGAGCAAAAGATTACTGATAAGTTTGCAGGTACATCTAATGCTGGTAGAGCTATTATAGCGTTTAATGATGATGCTGATAGTGCTGCTAACATAGAGCCAATACACTTACCAGATGCTCACGCACAATATCAATTCTTATCTGATGAAGCTCGTGAGAAGATAATGCTTGGACACGGTGTTGTTTCTCCGATATTGTTAGGTATCAAAGACAATACTGGTTTTGGTAATAATGCAGAAGAGTTACGTACTTCATCTATCCTTATGGACAATATGGTTATTCGTCCATTCCAAAATATTATGATAGATGGATTGAAAGAAATATTATCTAAGAATAGTGTTTATCTTAACTTATACTTCAAGACTCTTCAACCAATTGAGTTTACCGATGTTGAGAAGATTGCTACTCGCATTAGAAGAGAAGAAGAAACTGGTGAGAAGTTATCTACTCAGGTTAAGATGGATATTGATGATGATGAAGCACACGACTTGTTTGAGCAGTTAGCTGAACTTGGAGAAGAAGTTGATTTGAATGATTGGGAATTGGTACACACAGAAATTGTAGATGATCCTGACTTTGATTTCGACATAGAGAACTTTAGTATCTCAGCAGCACCTAATCAGGACTCTTCTCAGGACCAATCTCCATACAAGGTAAGGTATGCCTACATGCCAATGAGAAAGTCTTCTGACAGTCGTGATTTCTGCGTTAGAATGGAAGGATTTACAGAGCGTAATGTTGTATTTAGAAAGGAAGATATAAATATGATGTCTTTCCGTGGAGTAAACAAAGAGTTAGGTCATAAGAGAAGGAATTA